CTCCGCCTTAATTAAAGGACCCTGGAACGGCGTTCCAGTACCCAGTGCAACAGCACAACTCAGTTTTTCCTCCCCTGGGTGAAGGGAGGGAGGACTACGTTTCTTGGCCGGGGCGATCACTCCCGGGGCCATCCACTGAGGCCGTTTCCCAAGGGCACAGCGTGCCGGACTTTCTGAGTGCTTTCACGGGCACCATCCGCTCATCAGTTCTCTTCGTCTGATTTGTCGTCTGGTTCTATCGTGAATGAGCATCCGAAGACGGTCATTTTAAGCCCTTCTGTTTCATTGAGCCCTTTGTTTGTTTAGAGTCTTTGGTTCGTTTGCTTGAGTTAGCGGTTGGCGTCTTCTTTTTCCCACGTGAGTCGGCAACTGCTTTTGCCGCGGAGTGCGCAAGCTGCAACATGTTTCCACCAGGTATTAGTGGTGCTGCAAACTTTAGCCCCTTTCCGACGGCCTGCAGAATCCTCTGGTGGGTGTTATTTTCATAGAAGAGGCCAGCTCGCATCACAGCGAGCATTGCCGCGTGGTACGTCTCAATCGGCATGCGTGAGTAATCTAACTGGTATAATGTAGAAATTGTACGGAACTCCCAATGTGTGTCCAAGGTCAGCGCCAGCTGTGTATCGTCCGTCATGTCCAAATCCGTCAGTATGATTGCGTTCATGTATCGGGGATTTAGATTCATCACTGGACGTTCAGCCAGGCGCTCAGGGACAAAGATTGGCACTGAGCCACCCCCGTGTCCGATTAAGGCATCGTTTACACGCACAGTCTCGTATGGTGTGGTAAATACGAGACTTTCTTGGTCCGGGGCCGTAAAGGTGTACGCACCCTTCTCTAGCGCCCCGAAATAACGCGTCTCAGGGTTCGAAGTTGACACAGTCGGCACATCCGCGTTCATGAACGTGCGTCCGGAGTCTGGGTTGAAAATAACTCTGGATGATTCGACCGTGCCCTCCTTGTTCAGAACTTTTGTTACGTTGGTCAGTAACAAAGCGCTAGCATTCAAGCGGGTGGACCGGAATGGTGCAACCGAGTTGTAATACTCTGGATTCACCGAAGTGGCAGGGTAAGAGAGACAACGAAATGTCTTCGTGGCTCCGGGCGGATGCGATCCTTTCTCGGTCAGCAGGATGGTTGGGTATACGTTCCGTTCAGGGATAACGGTTAGGGTTCCATTGCTTTGTTTCATCTTGATCGGCCCAGTGTAGGACAGGGATTGAATCCTGACCAACGCCGCGTTCGGATCAATTATGAAAAAGCCAGTATAAGTACCTGGTGCCTCCCTTGTCTTGGTGTAATCCAAGTCACAAATCATAGACCCGGCAACTCCAGTGGAATCGACGATTTCAATCGTGAGGGTGTAATCCAACACGAGTGCACCCACAGGGATTTCACTCACTGGGTCACCAGGTTTATAAGTGACGATTGGTTGGGTTTGCGGCGCAATGTCAGTCACGAAAAGTGCCACTCCCAAGTGCCCGAGGAATCCTGATGCTCTGCCGTAAGAATCAAGAGTCTTGGGGACGACGAACCATTGTTTGGAGTCGTACTCGCCGCTGGGAAGGCGGTTGTAAAACTCCCAAGGGTACATCTTGGAAAGTGTGACAGTGGCCGTAGTAAGCTCATCCGCGGTATTAATATTCACTGGCTCTGTCCTTGCCAAGACTGAGCCAGTGTATATTGACGGATTGCCGCTGATCGCCTTCTGTAGAGTATGAACGGTATCAAGTAAAAGTGGAGCAGCAGGGTCTCGTGTCACGAGAAAGCGTTTCCGTCCAAGCACGTTCTGGTCGGACGGATCGGCTTCGTCTCTGAGACTCTGCGTGTTTTGGTATCGGTAACGAAACGTAGCAGTTTTGTCGATTGAGGGGTACGTCGGTAAACGAACAGGCGCTCGCTCGTTGGGCAGACAAATGGTCTGCGCAATCTCATCGAGGGACTTTAATCCGGTATGCGACATTGTAAATTAGACTGGTGTTAGAATAAGCAACTCAGAAAGTCAATCAAGACCTACGCCAAAAAATCACTAGCAATCATCGGTCACACACATAAACCGAAGAGCAAGGTCATCAATGACGTAGGGCAGGCAGGGGATAGCCTGAATCGTGGCAATAGTCCGGTAAAAATCTTCTACCGAAGGTACGCAAATTGGCTCATCCCCCCCATACAAAGTCGGAGTGGAGTATGACTTGACCAACGCCTCAATTGTCTTGCGGTCGTAAGTCAAGTTCTTTATCTCCTCCCTGACAGTCCAATGTGTCCAAGGCTTCCCCGCTTCGAAGGCCACGGGTGTGCGCCGAGCACCCTCCCGCAACTTAAGGGTTTGCCTCGCCAAATCGGACAGAATGGGCACGTACGGCTGCGTGCGCACAACGGAGTCAGCTACTCCGGTGGCCCACGCAGCGGCATCGCCCTTGGACGGGTCAAGCATCCAACCAAACTTGTACGCCGCCCGTCCTACTGTGCGCCCCCACAACCATTTGCGCCCTGTGGGGGTAGGGACATCGTAAGGGCGCATGCCCAGGTAGACCGCACTACCGAGAAAATTAGTGCAGTCTAGCTTGGGGACCAAGCCGAAGCGCGCAATGTTAGTTTGTATATCGCGCATTATCCGTGCTCGGTCGGGCCAAAGATGCTTAGGTAAAAAGCCCAATGTGTCATCCCCGCAAATGCTGATTCGGATGTAAGCCTCCGCGAATCGTAAGTGCTCCTTTTGCAAGGATTCGAGCTCCACGCCTGCCACAGCCGCTGCGACGGACAAGCCCATTACTAACCCGTTTAAAATGGCGTTCATCAAGCTAGTGTCGTCACGGCCGGATGCCAGCATGATCGCAGCCCGGTAGGACAATTCACCCATTTTGCCTCTTGGGGCACGCCACGCGTTGATCAGACGTGCAAATTCGGGGTCAGTCCTCATCTCAGAGTAAAAACTCTCAACGAGTTCCATGCTCTCTGCGGAGTGTGTGCAGTCGAACATGGAATAATCGCACCAAAATGCGAAAACTTCCCCATCCTCGCAACCCGTGATGCAGGAGTCGAGCCAACTCTGCAACTTCTCTGGTGTGGTGGCACCATAGAAGAGCCAGTTGTCAGGACCCCAGTGCCGCTTGAGGCGTTCCAACTTTGGCTTGATCACGGGACCGGCGACAATGTGCGCCTTGTCCTTCGGTGCCATGATCATGCGGGCTATGGACTCAGCTAAGGGTTTAGCGTCAGCCCAACCAAACTTCTTATACCCTGCAAGAAGCTCTTGTTTGACGAACGCCGAAAAGGTTAAGTCCTTGTCCCGCAGGCCCCCACTTTCTTTGTACTCCTTATGTGCCCGTTCCAACGCCCGTCGGCGCCTTGCGGGCATGGTCGTGAGCCAAAAATCAATAGAAAATTTTTCCCCATCGAGGGCGTCGTTGGGAAGCAGACAATCTTTCATTTGGTTCATTGCTTCCCACGCGGCTGGGGATGATTCGGGTTTTTGCAGGTAGGCACGTCCAATTAATGCCTGCATCCGAGCATAAAACCCTTTTCTGGTTACCATAGGGTAACAACCCGAAACGCCAATGCCCGCGAGCACACACTCCCGCTTTGGGCGTTCAAGGGTGGTGTCGATCTTCGACAAGTCCTCCTTCTCCACAGAGTGCATCTTGCTCCCGCCCCAGTCGGCGTGTCGCAACCAAGGTACGTCGCTCTTGTGCACCTTAATGGCACCTTTTGGAATATGGACCTTCGCCCACTTCTCTTTCTTTGGAGGGAGGGTGGAGGAATTTAAATGGACACATCCGGGGTGCCCCTCTGCCACCGTCAAATTCTGCTGAATCTGCTGGCCCATTGTCGACACAGCTCCGCAAGTCTTCAGCTTTTGTTGACAGTCCTTACACTGCCGGTGTTTCCATTTATATTTGCCTTTCGGAGGGGATACCCCGCATGAGGCACAAGTTTTGGGTGTGCTCATTTTGGGCGCACAATATCCTCTCTTTCCATGTTCCTTCTCCATCATGGCCTTCTCATATTTCAGAGCTTTCAAGACCTCATTTGGATCGGAATTGGAATCGTCGGCATTCTCAATGAAGAGGGAGTGGTATGGGCCACGCAAATCCTCCGGCGCATGGCGAGCGTGCATCGCCCATTGCGCACGGGAGGCACCAGCGACCCCCTTCAATGATCTAGGCCGGAGCCCACGACCTGGTAAATTCGTGACGTGTTTTATGGTTGCCTGCGGCTGGGTAATCAAACCAATCTCCGCCGCCCAGGCACTTACGTCGTCTAATGCCTCGTTGATAAAATCGGGGCATGAGAAGAAACCCTTTTTCGCCCCTAGGGTGGCGGCCTTATACAAACGGTAGTAATCACACGGCCCCTTGTTCCCAACAAACTCAAGGGTAAACGCCGTGTCTTCAAATTGTATAGAGGCAACCCAAGCAGGATTGTACTGACCATTGGTTAAAAACCGCCCATCCAGTGCGTCTGGCTCAACTCCGGCCGTGACATAGTAATAACTACGCCGCGTGAAATTGAACCTTGCCAACACCTCGGGATGTAGCTCGGTCAGCCCTACTCCCCCCTCATGACTCGCGTCCTCATGCTCCACGCACCCCTCGGACACGAGACCAGCACATGCGTATGCACGAACTGGCCTGTGATCCAAGATGGGCGTGGCACTGTGAGTCTTAATAAATTCCAGTTTCTCACGCAAGTATCGAAGGGTCCTACGAGATACCGGGATCGGTTTGGGCTCCGGTGGAGGAGGGGGGGGGGGGGGCGGAACTTCCTCCTTGATGATTGGTGGTTCATCGGGTCCGTCCCCCTCACCCCCAATGTTTCCCCCCGGCCCATTATCATTTGGCTCGGGGGGGGGCGGCTGAGGCGGATCCATCCCCTGCATTTCGGCGATCGCTTCCTCAAGGAGGGCGTCGAGTTCTTGCGAGTGATGGGTTTCCGCTTCCTGATTAATGCCCGAAGGGCCTGGCTCGCTTGTAGTGGCGGGCACAATGTGGTCCCCACTAATAGCTTTCGGCGCCACTTCTTTAGGCACTTGGTCCGAGTCCGCGGCCACCATATCCGCGTACTCGGCCCGTCGTTTCCCTTTCGCGATCTCCCGCTTCATGGCGTCTTCATTCAGCGAAGAGACTGCGCAAAAGTGTCCAAAATTGCAAGATTCGTCGTTTATATAAACGATAATCTGCTCGCGAGCCCCGTCTCTCAACAGGGTCCGGTGAACAACGTCGTACGACAAGAAAGTGCCGCCACGACAATTCACCTGATGCAAATCCATCCCCCGTGGCCTCACTACCTTGGGTTTTGGGTCTGCAATGATTCCTGCCTCCCACTCCTGCAAGGCAGAAACCATGCCCGTGAGGGTCATCCCACCAGATGGCCCCCTCGAGTTTTCCTCGTGCAGTCCTTGCTCGCACAGCTTCTCGTAAAAGAGGCATATATGCCGCTGATTCGGAAAAGCTGTGGCAAAGGCTGTCAAGGAACAGGGTAGTCCAAGTCCACCCTTCTCTTCGTCCCTATACCGACCATCGATGACATTTGTCGCCAATAAATGGTTCAAAATGTCCGATGGGTTTTGGGGTACGGGGTACCTCCCTGCACCTCTTAGGCCAGCGTACAATCTATGTACTAGAGCCACCGCACGGTCTGGGCCACCGTCAGGCCCAAACCCTCGTTTCAAGTATGACCTCCGAGAGCGGCCATACTTTCCATGATACTTTTGAAAAAGTACCTGCTCAGCCCCCCGTTTAACGTCTGGGTGTGACCCGCATTTCTTCTTATGTGTTGTAATTGACATATAAGGAAAGTGCTGTGTGTGTGTTGTGTGTGTAAACGTCAGGCACCGTGGCGTGCCTGACGCTGAGCGCGCGTGCCGAGTGAGGTCGACATATCGGGCCCTCCACAGAACTGCCTGGAGGTGATTGGTGATGCAACGGTGGGCTTCTCCCAATTGCACTGCTTTCGCAGGTTCCTATTACACGGCCTGTGTTTTGGGCGTTCGAGTAATAGTATTGATACATGGATCCGTCGTGCGAGCTTATTCGGGCTGCGGTTTCACCCACTTTACACTCACACCTAAGTCAACCCAAAAGACCTAGATCCACGTCCACCAATTCACCAGTTCCAGCTCGGCGCTATTCTGTGAATTACCGTCATTCCCCCCAGGTGCGACCAAACACCTGGGGGGGGCGCTCCCCGTCATCTGATCGAGTCGTAAGGCATTTTCAATGCCGTTCGACTCGACCGTAAGCTACCCGGGGAGCAAAGTAGTTTACACCAG